TTCATAGTTTCTACGAATACTTAGTACCTGTCTGCTCTGTTCTTCTACAGTTACGATATAAGGTAGAGATTGATCTTGACCTTCTATATCAAGATAACAATGTTGTTCCAGTAAAATATACTGTGGATCTTTATCAGAGCTAGGAGATATACCTAGTATCGTATCCATCTTCTCTGTAAAGGATGTTATATTTGTATTATTAGGATCTGGAAGTTCAATATCTTTATAAACTCCGGCCCTAATATCTCTTTCTATTTCTACTGGACTACGATAGATAACATGTGTATAACGATCTGCATTTCTTAGATCCGTAGCAAAGTAAGACACATAGAATTGATCTATAGGTATAAACTCTGATACAGGACGTTGTAATGTAGAATCATAATATATCTTTTTAAATGCTGATCCTATCAGGGGAAGATGGAACAGCATTCTTTCAAACTCATCAAAGTATTCCGGCATCTGCTCAGTTACCTGATAGTTCATAAAGTTCTGTACTCTGTTGGCTTGCATCTCCTTCTCTGGAGTTGACTTACCAAGTATGTTAGCCTTTACAGGACCAGAACTAGGAAATAGTTCTCCTGAAGCTTTAGACTGAAACTTAACGGCAGACTCAATAAGAAGTGGGTGTACGGCTGTACAAGCTCCTTCAAAAGGTTCTGATCCCGGCTCAAGCTTAAGTCCTAGTAATTCAAAGCCTCTTTCAAACATAGACTCCCATTCACCTCTTGAGTCTTTGTCTGCCTGATAGTTTTCTATTACATCAAGAGCTATAGAAAATAAATCTTGTTCATCCATACTATCTGATAGATCACCATACCATTCTGCAATCTCTTCGGAGGGTTCCATTATAACTTCTTCACCTGCAAAATCTACTGTGACTCCACCATCATCTTCTACCTGAAAGGTGGCATTCATATCTGTTTCTTCTGCTGGAGCCATAGGAACTACATTAGATACTTCCTGTGGTATTTGCTCAAATGGATTTCTTTCTGTTGCCATAATTTATCCTACCATTGTTTTACCTACACCCGGACCATAAATTTGATCTAGGAGAGCTATTTCAAAAACATTTTTTCTTTTTGTTGGTTTTTTAGAATATCTTTTTTCTACTTCTTCTAATTCTTTTTTAAACTTTTCTACACCCTTCACTTTTGGAGCTAATAATCCTGATGTGTCTCCCTCTGCTTCTAATAAACTTGTATCATAACTAGGATCATCTTCAGGAGATAAATACATAAGATCACCATCTTTAGTAAAAGCAACAGACTTTCCATCTAATGTATCTGCTAAATATTCTATTCCGGCTGCATCTTTTATGAAATTTCCTAAACCTGTTACTATTCTAGAACCAATATTACCGGGAACAATTAATTGTTGCCACCAAGGTAAATCAGAACCAAGAGGTTTTAAATCCTGTGCTAGTCTATGATCTCTAACAAATGTTCCAGTAAATTCATCATCAGAAGGTCTATCAAGTCCACCTCTTTTTGTAGCTACTGTACCATCAGGTAATCTAGTTGTGCCTCCTAAAATATCTGCACCACCATCGTCTTGATATCCAGATAAAAGACTATCATCAATAACTTCATCATACCAATCAGTTTCTTCATCAAAACTGGTTTGACCATTAGTTTGTCTATAGACCATAGGCATTTCTTGTAGAGAAGATAAACCTCCTCCTTCTTTTCTAAATATATTTGGAACAATATTTCCTTGTCTATCTATACCTACTCTTTCTCCAGCCATTTCAGCTTCTCCTACTAGCCCTGATAAATCTTGTAATTTATTTAATGCAGCAGTTCCTGCTGTTAATGCTATACCTCCGGGTGCAATAGCTCTATAAACCATTGGAACATTTTCATAAGGATTTTTTAATTTTTCAAATGATTGAAAGTTTTCAAGACCACCCACTTTTCCTTGATTAACTAAATCTCCTAATATATCTCCTCTAGTTTTTCCACCAAGTTCAGCATCTTCCAAATCTAAAGGATCTATATTATCTAAAGCAGATTCTCCTACAATACCTGATAGTTGATCAATATAGTTACCAACAACTCCCATAGCACCTTGATTGTTTGGACCAAAACCTGCACCAGCAGCCATAGCAGCCCGACCTATAGGAGTAGAAGACATAGATCTAAAAACATCTAGAGGATCTTTTTCTCCACCATATTGATTTAAAAATTGATTATAAATATTTTGTTGGTTATCTCTAAATGCAAAGTTTTGAGTAGCTACTCTATCACTAAATTCTCTTTGTTCTCTTTCTTCAGGAGTTTCTCCACCTACATTCTCTGAATCATCTATTATTACAGGAGTAGGTTTAGATAGTTGTCTTACCTCTGTAGCCGGATTTAAAGAAGGAAGTTCTGATTCTATTGTCTCACTTTCAATATCTTCCATACCTTCATAGTTTATGTCTATACCACCACCATTAGCTCTATAGATAGTATTCTCACCTATTCCTTCTAATCCTGTGCTAATCTGTCCTCCTTGTTTAAAAATAAGTCCTTCATTTGTTTTATAATTTAATAGATCATCATATTTAACTTTTTTTGCAAGAACAAGAGGGCCAAGCTGTATAACTTCATCTGCTGATTTTATAGGTTGCATAGTTACTTTATCATAGAAAAAACTATGTCTATATGGATTCATACCTACTTGTACCCATTCTTCTCCATCAACAATAAATTTTCCTGTTTTTTCATCAAAATTATCTAAAATATTTTTAGCTTGTTTTTGAACATCTCCTACTTCATGATTTTTCCATTTACCATTCATTCTAGCAATGGTAGCTTTTTGCTGAAATTTAGGTTTCCCTGTTTTTTTATCTGCTCCTGTTACTGCTTTACGAGCAATTTTTAATGCAACATTTGAATCAGTTCCAAAATTAACATCACTTAATTTAGCTGTTGAAGAATATCCACTTACCTTTCCACTTTTTTTAAATCCATCATGTAATGTTACTACCCAAGTATCTTTATTTGTATAAGCAGGTATATCTAATCTAGCAGCTATAGGATGACCTTCAGGAATTTTATCTAATAATTGAGATTTTCCTTTTTTATCAAATACTTTAACTTTAGTTTCATTTAATATTGGTTTATTTAATTTACCATCTTTTGATAAAGCTCTAGCAATAGTTTCATTAGAAGGTGTAAATCCTTCAGGCATTTTTAATATTGGTTTAACTTTATTAAAATTATTTGAATTATTAATAAAAGAGTTCCATTCTTCAAATGCTTGTAAAGCTTCATCATCAGTCTTTGGCCTTATCTTAGAATACTCTGTAGCTTTCTTTTGAATTTCTGGAGGAAGAACACTAGGATCATATCCTAACTCTTTTATTCTTTCATCTTTTTTTAATTTAACTCCCTCTTCAAATTTTCCCATTATTTTAGGATCAGCTAATCCAAATTTTTCTACAATATCTAATTCATCTGCTCCTTTTAAAGCTGCCTTAACTGCTGCCTTACCACCACGTACAGCCATACCAGCTAGAGGAATAGTTCCTAGAGCAGACAGTCCTGTTAAAAGACCTTGCCCACCTGCTTTTACATAATCACCTTCTTGAAAAGCTTCTTTTGTTTTATCAGCATACATATCAGTTTCATATGCAGAAATAGCTTCACCAGTAATGGGAGCTACTGCCAGTGCTAATTGTGATGCTGTATCAAGTCCTTCATATTTAGAATAAAGATTATCTAACACATACTTTGCATTGTCTTGTGTGGAAATCTTCTCAGCTTCTTTTACTGCTTTATTGAAAGTATCTGACATATTATTCCTCTTTGATCCCTACATTATTATACCATAGAATTAACTATTTCACAAGTTAAAAGGTCCAATATGTAGATTTCTCCTCTCTTGGTTCATCATCCCACTCTGGATCATCGGGATGAGTAAGATGCCAAGACTCCTTCATATAGTGAACTGCCATTGTTAATGCATCCACTTGGTCATCATGAGCAGCATTAGGAAACCGTATAAGCTCCTCTATGAGGTCATCTGCCCATTTCTTGTTGGTGGGTATCCATAGACGACCTGCTTCCATGATAGGTGAAGCTGCATAAACTCTGGATACCTTATCTCTATCTGGATTATATTCCATTACTGGTAGCCCACCTCTTCTCATATCCTGTATAAGAGACTGACCACTTGCCTTTTTCTCTATCATACATACATCAGGTCTATGCTCACTGTATAGTTTCTGTGCAAGCTTTCTTAGTTCGGGATATTCAAATCTACCTTTGATGTTTCCTAAAAGTATTAAATTTGGTACAAAGTTCTCATACCCACTATCATCCTGATCATACATGTAGAATATACCCCATGTCTGAATAACACTGAAGTCTGCTGTAGTTCTGGTAGAGAAAGCTGTATCATAGGTCTGTATAACAAACTCACAGCTAGGAGGTTCAGGCTCTTCCCAACTCTGTAGCCATTTCTTTTTTATTAGACCACCTTCTTCTGGTGTGGGATCTTGCATATACAGAGAGTTCCAATATCTAGCTCCATTACTAGCTTTGATTTCATTCTCATCTATTTGAAGTATATGATCTGGTTTCCACTCTGGAAAGTAGCTAGAACCTACAGGAAGGTCTAATAGCTCTGATGACTCTTCGTCTATCCAAGCCGGGATCTTAATAACTTCCCAAGGAGTTGTCTCGTATTCTGACATGTTCTCCTGTTGCTTGAGAAGCCACCCACATAGATCATCATAGTGATATCGAGTATTGATAATGACTATAGCACCATTTGGCATGATACGAGTCCGAAGACCTGCTGGATACCATTCCTTGATATATCTTCTACCTGCTTCTGAATAGGAATCTTCTTCAGACATTACATCATCTAGGATTGCTATATGAGCACCTCGACCTGCTATCTGTGATCTAACACCAGCAGCATAATAAGTACCCCCTTGATTTGTCTTCCACTTACCAGCAGCCCGAACATCACTTCTTATC